CCGGTCGATTGAAAGCTTCCGGCAGACCTTCAGGAAGTCTGCTTCAATCCTGTCCTCATACAGATGCGGCATCCGGCAAATTTTGGTTCCCTTGTATTTGTTGTTGCACTGCCAGATGACCCGGCGGTATTTGTCGTTACTGTGCCAGACCTTAGGCCCGAAGGTTGCTCCGCAGCATCCGCAGAAGATCTTCCCCGAGAAAATGGTCTGGCCTTGGAGCGGCCTGTTCTTTCTCCGGAGAATCTCATCCTGGACTCGTTTGAAGGTCTCCGGGGGAATGATCGCCTCGTGATCCTGCTCGATGTGGTACATGGGGACCTGACCTTGGTTCTTGATGGGTGTCTTATGCAGGAAGTCCAGCGTGTATGTCTTCTGAAGGATTTTGTCACCCATATAGGTCTCGTTCGTCAGGATTCCTGCAATCGTCACATCCCGCCAGTTCTTCTTACCCGCTGGTGTTGGTATGCCTTCCTCTGTCAGGATTTTTGCGATCTTGTTGTAGGAGTACCCTTCCAGAAACAGGCCATAAATCTTTCGGACAACAACTGCTTGCTCCTTATTGATAACCGGTGTTCCATCAGGCCCTTTATCATATCCAAGAAAATGAGCATACCCAAGACTGTACTTGCCGTCAGCTGCTCTCTTCCGCTGGCCCCAGCGCACGTTCTCGGAAATGCTCCGGCTTTCTTCCTGAGCCAGGCTGCTCATGATGGTCAGCAGGAGTTCCCCCTTGGAATCAAACGTCCAGATGTTTTCCTTCTCGAAGTAGACCTCTGTTCCATGCTCTTTCAGCTTCCGAATGGTGGTCAGGCTGTCCACGGTATTACGGGCAAAGCGGCTGACCGACTTCGTTACGATCAAATCGATCTTGCCGTCCAGCGCATCCTCCACCATCTGCTGAAAGCCTTCCCGGTGTTTTGTGCTGGTAGCGGAGATTCCTTCATCTGTGTAAACTCTGACGAATTCCCAGTCATTTCGGCTCTGGATGTAGTTCGTGTAGTAACTGACCTGGGCCTCGTAGCTGGATTGCTGTTCTTCCAGTTCTGTGGAAACCCGTGCATATCCGGCGACCTTCCGTTTCGTCCCGTTACTGATCGGTGCTGATGTGGTCCGGTCGATTGTTGCCGGTATGACCCTTACCTTTTTTGCCATGAACGTTTCCTCCCGTTAGTCATTTCAAGTTCCAGATGATCATCGAACAGGACGATCCGTTCGACCTGTCGCTTCAGTTTGTGCACGATTTCTTCCTCTCCAATAGCCGTCTGTACAGCAGCCATCAGTTCCTCATCCCGCCAGTTCTTGCAGTCGCAGCTCTTTTTGATTCTCCTGGCATCACATGTCCAATACCGGAACTGGCCTTGTGCAGTGCTGTGCATGAAAGCCTTTGACCCGCACTTCCCGCACCAGACCATCCCGCTGTAGGCACTGGGGTTTCTCTTCTCATGAAGCTGATCCTTGCCGCGTTCCTTCCGCATTGCCTGAGCGGCGGCAAAGGTGTCCGGATCTATGATTGCCTCGTGATGATCGTCCACACGGTACTTTGGAAGCTCCCCGTAGTTGATCCTCTGCTTGTGAGGCTTGTATGCATAGACCTGCTGGTAGATCTGGCACCCTGTGTATTCTTCGTTGCTGATCATTTTTCGGAGAGTCTGCGGAGAAAAATGCTTTGTCCCCCGGACGCTTCTTATCTCCTTTTCATCCAGTTCTGTTGCAATTTCCCGAAAGGACTTCCCGGAAAGATACTCAGCAAAAATAAACCGGACGACTTCTGCTTCGTCCGGTTCGATTACCCGTTCATCGCCTTCCCAGCGATATCCATACAGCTTCAGGTGCGCGTGTGGTTTACCTTGCTCATAGTTTTTTCGCACTCGCCATTTGATGTTCTGCGATAGACTGATACTTTCCTGTTCGGCAAAGCTGGCCAGGATAGAAAGCATCACCTCGCCATCCGAAGTGAAGGTGTTCACGTGTTCACGCTCAAAGCGAACCTCCACGCCCAGTTCCTTCAGATGGCGAACCGTCGCCAGCAGATCAACCGTATTTCTGGCAAATCTGGATATAGACTTCGTCAGGATGATGTCAATCTTTCCTGCTTCACAATCAGCGATCATCTTCTGAAAGCGCTCACGCGGTTTTGTGTCTGTACCGGTAATGCCCGCATCAATGTAAACGCCGACATACTCCCATTCTGGCGTTCCCTGGATCAGGTTGCTGTAGTAGCTAACCTGCGCGGACAGTGAATGCATCAGCTGCTCTGTATCAACAGAAACACGTGCATAAGCCGCCACTCTTTTCCGCTGAAACTGTTTGATCTGTCTGGTTTCAATCCGTTTTACGGTCGACATGTTGTCCCTCCTTTCCACGTTGCATTGACGCTCGCTCCTGGGAATTAGTCAAGTTATATTCGAGGATCAGGCCATCAGAAACCGGCTTGTATTTCATCTTCATTTTTCGATCCATCCGCCAGTATTCTCGGTTGGAGATTGTTTTCTCCATCAGCATTCTTCTCGTCTGAATCATGGTCAGGGTGTAATGGCACTCCCGCCGGAACTCGTGTTTTGACAGCTTCATGCGCAACCTCCACAGTGGATTCGTTACGTCGTATTAATCCTCAGTTTTCGGCAGCTTGCAAGTCTGATTCTGAAATTAATCCGTCAGAAACAGGATGGTATTTCTGCTTCATTTTGTCGCGCATCTGGCAGTATTCATCTTGGGAAATCAGGCCCTTCTTCAGCATGCTTCGTACATGACTCATCGTGATCGAAAAAAGGCATTCATTCTGAAACTCCTGCTTCGCCAATTCCATCATTGCTCACCCCCGAACCGGTCACGGATGTAGCAATCATGAGAGCAGTATTTCCGGTTACGGCTGCCATAGGCCGAGAAGGTCTTCCCACAGACAGGACACACGGATTGCCGGAGCGATTCACGCCGGAGTTGATTCGGATGAGAATTCCACCATTTGTACCGGCAGGAATCTGAGCAGAATCTCTTTGTTTTCCGTCCCGGAATCTGCCGGATTTCTTCACCGCACTGTGGGCATGAAAAAACCGCTGCTGGCTGATCAGGTTCTTTCTGATCATCTGCGGCGGTCATTCGCTTCAGATAGGATTTAACCGTATTTTCGGATATCCCGATCTGTGCGGCAATTTTCCTGTACCCCAGTCCCTTCTCGCTGAGACTGGCAATCTTCTGTTTCTCTTGGGCCGTCATCGAGCAGTCCTCCAATCGTTTGATCGTTTGACTACTCACGCCCAAAAGTCAGGGGATTTTATAAGTGAAGCTCAGAAAAATAATGAGGGCACCTCCCACATAGATACCACGAGTCGCACAGCACTTTCATGCCGGAGGAAATAAGCTTGAATCTGGGTATCTCCTATTTCTCCTTCAGAAAAGCCTGCTCATGGTTTCGTACAGATGATCGATAGAAATCGGCTTTTCCGTGAAAGCATCTTGTCGATAATATCGTCGGCTCCTTCCCTTCGGAGAATGAACTGATTGAATCTGCCCGTCCCCTGGTGCGGCTCCAGGGAATCCACGGCGAACTGATGCCCGAACTTTCCTCCTTCAGCTGGAACAGAAAGTGAGAACAGAGTGATGCGGATCCTGGCTATTTCAGACGAACCCTCCAGCAAGCTGTGGGGGGACCGGTGCAGGGAGGCCCTCTCCGGAGTGGACCTGATCCTCTCCGCGGGGGACCTTCCCTCTTCCTACCTGTCTTTCCTCACCTGCTTCACGAACGCGCCGGTCGTCTATATCCACGGAAATCACGACGACCGCTACAGCGAGAGTCCGCCCGAGGGCTGCCTGTGCGCGGACGGCAAGATTGTGATGATCAACGGCGTCCGGATCCTCGGCCTCGGCGGCAGCTTCCGCTACCGGCCGGACGGTGTGAATATGTACACGGAGCGTGAAATGGCTTCCCGCATTGCTTCCATACGCCGGAGGGTGAGAGCCGCCGGCGGCGTCACAACTGACTACGTACGTGTCCAGTACGCTGAACGTGCAGGAGACATAGGTTTCAGAAACAAGTGTATTGTCGTGGGATAGTACTCTGACTTCGTAATCCCCGGGGAGAAGAGACGAAACTGTAAAAGATGTACCTGTAACTTCCTTTGTTTGAATCGCTTCGCCATTTTTGAGCACATTGATGGTATAGGAAGTTGCGCTCAG